AGCATTGGTGGGTCCTGTTACAGTATCGGGAACAATCACTATTCCATCAGGGAGTACATTTGTAATTTTATAATGAGTAAGTTAGAGACAAATCAGGTCGATCCAGCTACAGGCACTACGCTAACGCTAGGTACAAGTGGAGATACGATAGCAATTCCTTCAGGGGTTACTATCGCTAACTCTGGAACAGCTACAGGATTTGGTGGAACTAACACTCCATCTTTTTCTGCAGTAGTATCAACAGATACAAGTTTAGGAACTTCAAAAACTTTAGTTCCTTTTGATGTTGAATTACATGATAGCGATAATTGTTATACTAATACATCTGGTAATTATAAATTTACACCAAATGTGGCTGGGAAATATTTTATTGGAGCTAATATGTATGGATACGGTTTAAGCGACCAAAATCAAGTTTTTTGGTCTTTGCATTTTAATGGCACTCAAGCAACTTATAATGCTAACTGGGTTTCATCTAGTGCTTCTAGTAGAGCAATAGGTTCTTTTGTTGGAGCAGTTTTAGAATTTAATGGATCAAGTGATTATGTACAAGCGTATGTTCAAAGTGCAAGTAATGCTTTTACCATTGATAATGGAAATTATTCATCAACAAGTGTTTATACAAAACAATTATCAGCATCAAATTTTTTTGGATATAGATTAATAACTTAGTATAAATTATGGCAAACGGAACATTAAAAGTATCGAATATAGAAACAAGCTCTGGATCAGGGACTATTACTATTGGAGCTTCTGGAGAGACTGTAGATCTTTCTAACGGAACTATTACAGGGATAACTCAAGGAGTTACAGAAGCAGATATTTTTTCACTAACAAGTGATGTATCTCTTTCAGCAGCCACTGATACTGTTGTTACTGGAATGGCAAGAGCTACTTATACTGGAGTTGGAAGAATAGGAACTGGTATATCACACTCATCAGGAGTTTTTTCTTTTACAAACACAGGAATTTATAGAATAATTTTTAAAGCTAGATTTAAAAAAAATGGTTCTACAAGATTTGTTGGTGCTGATATTTATGTTACTACAAATAACAGTTCATACGTTCAAGCTGTTCAAGGTTCTGGTAATATATATAATTTTGGTTCAACAGCATATGCAGACAGTATAGCAGAAATTATTTTAGATGTGACAGATACAAGTAATGTAAAAATAAAACCAAGTGTTTATTCAGATTCAACTTCAACTTTGAATGGTAATGGTGGTAGTAATGCTGCTTTTACTACAATTAGTTTTATAAGATTAGGAGACACGTAAGATCATGACAAGTATATTAAAAGCAGACACGATACAGGACACAGACGGTAATAACTTTACAGAACAATGGCTCTGCTTTGGCTGGTGGAATTACAGAAGCAGATTTTTGGAGAGTAACAACAGCTTTTACTGGTAGTGTAAATCCAGTAGCTTCAAATTGGGAAAGATGTGATGAATCTACATTTGCAAAAATAGGAACTGGAATGTCGCAAAGTTCTGGTGTTTGGACTTTTCCGTCAACTGGATTGTGGTACATAGTTTATTATTCAGCTTTTAGTTTAGGCTCTGCTATTTCAAGATATGTTTATAACACTATAGAAACTACTCCAGATAATAGCAATTGGACAGAAAGAGCAATAGGTTGGGGTAGTGTGTTTAATGGGAGTGGTGGTACTTTTTCAAGTGTAATATCAAGTTTATACATAAATGTTGATGATACAGCAAATGATAAAGTTAGATTTGGAACAAATACTATTAACTCAAGTGTTGAGTTTAAAGGTTCAACAGATGCTAATTATTTTTCAGTTAATTTTATTAGATTAGGAGATTCTCAATAATGAATATTAATGGTAGACCAAATCATATAGAAGATTATTTAGTTAAATTACACAATGGACAATGGTTCGGTTGGAGTGATGCTAAAAATAAAATTTATGCAAATCTAATTATACATGATAACAGTAAATCAAAACCCACTGAACAAGAATGTATTGATGGTTTAGCACAATTACAATCTAATTTTGATACTGAAAAAACAAATGCAGAAACTAAAAAAGCCTCTGGTAAACAGAAGCTAAAAGATTTAGGATTGGACGACGACGAAATTAAAGCGTTGATGGGAGCGTAATATGGCGATAACTAGACTAGGACCAAATCAATCAGTAAACTTAGCAAGCAATGTTACAGGAACGTTGCCAACGGCTAATGGTGGTACAGGTGCAACTAGCTTTGCTCCAGGAAAGGTTTTACAAGTTGTTCAAACAACTAAAATAGATCATTTCTCTACAACAAATAATTATGGTAGTTTAACAGATGTTACAGGATTAAGTGTTAGTATTACACCAACAAGTTCTTCAAACAAAGTTTTTATAATGGTGCAAATAATGGGGTCAACATCAGGAACAACAGAATTTATACAATTAGTTAGAGATTCAACAAATATTTTAATTCCATCTGGTGGATCGTTTCCAGCAACTATTGCAAATGATAGTGGTAGCACATATCCAGGTACAATTAATTTTTTAGATAGTCCATCAACAACATCAGCAACTACTTATAAAATTAAAATAGGCGCACAAGCTGGTACTGCTCATGTAAATGCAAGACAAGATGATACATCAAATCATAAATTTACCTCAACAATAACAGCAATGGAGATTTCAGCATAATGATAGAAAAAGCAATTTTATTAATTAATCCTGATGCAAAATTTTCTGTAAATGCAGATGACTTAGATCAAATAACTTGGTTAGAAGGAACAACACCTATTTCTAAAGCTGACATAGAAGCTAAGATGGCAGAGTTACCTACTGCTGAAGAAGAAGCTAATCAAACAGAAACAAACAAATCATCTGGTAAACAGAAACTCAAAGATCTAGGATTAAGCGACGCTGAGATAAAAGCACTGACAGGAGCGTAATAGATGCTCGGTCATAGTTCCATATCAGCTACACCGATAGCTACATCAATATTCGATCCAAACGTTACTGTTAATGTAACTGCCAATCAGTTAACTTTAGGTATAGGTAGTTCGACTGTTTTATCAGGAGCACTTGTATCACCAACAAAAAATCCATTAACACTTGGTTTTGGACAATTAACAATTAGTGGGGCAGCTGGTGTAACACCTACAGCTACGCCATTTACTTTAGGTATAGGTAATATTACAGTAACAGCAGCAGCTAACGTAAGTGTTACAAAGAATGAATTGACCATTAACACTGGAAGTGTTACAATATCGGCAGCGGCAAAAGTGTTACCGACTGGTTCGCCAATGACGTTAAGTATTAAAGATCCAGGTATTATTACTTGGAATGATATTAACCCAGGAGCAACAATGGTCTGGACACCAATAGACCCGTATTAGGAGAATTATGGCATCAAGTTTTTCAACAAATTCAAAACTAGAATTAATTACAACAGGTGAAAAGGCTGGTCTTTGGGGCACGATCACCAATACAAATTTACAGATTCTAGAACAATTATCTTCAGGTTATCTATCCACATCACAATTAGCATCTGGAGATCTGGCGTTAGCACTAGATAATGGTGCAACATCAAATGGTAAGAATCTATATATAAAATTAACAGGAACATTAGGTGGAAATAGAAATATCACAATACCTGATGGGTCCGAGAGAATAATCATATTTGAAGACGCAACTACAAGAGGCACGTCTTCATTAAATACGATAACAGTCAAGACTGTATCAGGAACAGGAGTGTTATTGCCGATCGGATCTACTTCTTTAGTGTACTCCGATGGTACCAATGTTAGTCTTGGTATTCGTAACAAAGGTTATGTAACTTTAAACTCTTCAACAATTACTGCGTACACTGCGGTAGATGGAGATCAGATATTTGCAAATACAACAGCTAACCCTATTACGGTTACTTTACCCGCATCACCACCAGTAGGATCAGAGGTCACGTTCATTGATGCAAGAGGAACTTTTGCAAACAACAATTTGATTGTTAATAGAAACAGTCAACCAATAAATACAGGGACATCAAATCTAACACTAAACACTAACGGTCAAGCTTTTACATTAGTGTATGTAGACGCAACAAGAGGCTGGGCATTTAAGACTAACACGGCATAGGGAGCACGGATCATGGCTCTAATTGAATATAATTTCTTACCTGGAATTGACAAGCAAGATACAACTGCGGGTGCGGAGAACAGATGGATAGACTCCGATAATGTTAGATTCAGATACGGTCTACCAGAAAAAGTAGGTGGGTGGTCTTCTTTGGTATCAGATAGTATTGTTGGAGTTGCTAGAAAGCAACATGCTTTTGTAGACTTAGAGGGTAACCGTTATGTTGCAATTGGAACAGATAAATTTTTATTATTATATTTTGAAGGACAATTGTTTGATGTAACTCCTGTAAAATCTACAATTGGAAGTGTCGTTATGTCTGCTCAAGATGCTACAAAAGAAGTTTCACTAACTTTTTCATCTAATCACAATTTACAATCAGGTGATATTATTTTATTAGATAATGTTACAGTTCCAAGTGGTATTGGTTTAACAGATGCTGCATTCGAAGATAAACTATTTCAAGTAACGAGAGTTACATCATCATTAATAGCGATTGTAACTGGAACACAAACTACAACAGGAGCTGCAGGTGGTGGCGCATGTAGTGTGATTCCTTACGAACCAGTTGGTCCTGCCGCACAATCTTATGGTTATGGTTTTGGTATTGGTCAATATGGTGGTACGGTTCAAAGTCCGTTTACAACAACTTTAAACGGTGCTCTACTTGCAGACACAAATGGTACAGGTGGATCAGGAACTGTTATTAACGTTACATCAAATTCTGGTTTTCCAACAGCAGGAACTATAGCGGTTGGTAATGAATTAATTACATATACTGGAAAAGGCACAAACACTTTAACAGGTATTACCAGAGGAGCTTTTGGAACTGCAACCTTTGGGACTTCAAATGGTCAAGCTCATTCAAGTGGTGCAACGGTTACAGACGCTTCAAATTTTACTGGTTTTGGAAGTGCTGTAGCAGCATCTAAAGTGACCCTGGAACCAGGATTATGGAGTCTTGATAACTTTGGTCAGGTACTAATTGCAACAATTGCAAACGGTAAAACTTTTACTTGGAATGCAGGAGCTGCAGCACCAACAACAGTAAGAGCTTCAGTATCTACATCTGGTTTTTCAACTAGTAGTAATCCAACTGCATCAAGAATAACTTTAGTATCACCCACAACTAGACACTTATGTCATTTTGGAACTGAAACAACCATTGGAGATACAACAACTCAAGATGACATGTTTATCAGATTTTCTGATCAAGAAGATATTAATGATTATACAGCAACTGCTATAAACACTGCAGGTGATTTTAGACTACAAGATGGTACAAAAATAGTTGGCGCTATCAAAGCAAAGGAAACAATTTTAGTATTTACAGATAATGCATTGTATACAATGAAATTTGTAGGTTCACCATTTACATTTAGTTTTGAACAGGTTGGTACAAACTGTGGATTGATTGGTAAAAATGCAGTTATCGAAGTAGATGGAGCTGCATTCTGGTTATCTGCAAATGGTTTTTTTATGTTTGACGGTACGGTTAAATCTTTACCGTGTAGCGTAGAAGATTTTGTTTATGATAATTTTGATACTACAAAAGGACAACAAGTTATGGCAGGTATTAACAATTTGTTTACAGAAGTTATTTGGTATTATCCGTCATCAAGTTCAAACCATAATGATAAGTATGTTGTATTTAATTATGGAGAAACTATGAGAGGTGGTGTTTGGTATACAGGCACTGAATCAAGAACAAGTTGGATTGATGCGATCGTATATCCAAAACCATATGCTACCAAGTACGATGCATCAAGTAATGGTACGTTTCCATCAATAATTGGTCAAGATGGTTTAGGTCAGACTAAATTCTTTGAGCATGAGGTTGGAACTGATCAAGTTAATGAAGATGGATCAACAACAGTAGTCACATCATTTATAAAATCATATGATATAGATATTGAACAAAGACAAAGAAGTGCACAAGGTAGATCTACAGGACCAAAAGTTTCTGGAGAAGTATTTCTTGCAATGAGAAGATTTGTACCAGATTTTAAAACACTAACAGGTAATGCAAAAGTAAGTCTAGGTGTAAAAAGATATCCACAACAATCTGATACAACAACTACATTAAGTCCATTTACAATTACATCTTCAACTCTTAAAAAAGATACAAGAGCTAGAGGTAGGTTTGTAAATGTTAAAATAGAAAATGATAGTTCTGGTGAAGAGTGGAGATTCGGCACATTAAGACTAGATGTTCAAGGAGATGGACGTAGATAATGACAAAGATTAATATAAGAATACCAGAACCGAAAACAGAATACGATGTATCTAACCAAAAACAAATTAACAGAGCTTTAACTATTATGAAGGATCAATTAAATTCTACATTTTTAGATGAAGTAAAACAGGAGCAGGAGAGATTCTCTTGGTTTATGAGTGGCTAACGTATATAGAAATGCAAAGGTAGATTTTACTACCACTGATAATACTACAGTTTATACAGTGCCAGCTGGCTCTAGAGCTATTATAAAAAACATGATAGTATCAGAAGACTCTAACAACGCAGATACTATTTCTGTTACAGTAACAGATGCATCGGCTGCTGTGTTTAGTGTATTTAAAGATAAAGCTATTTCTGCAAAAGCAACTGTTGAATTAATAACTCAACCAATCATATTGCAGGAAAGTGAAATATTAAAAGCACAAGTTGCGACAGCCGATAGGCTGCATATGGTTGTATCATTATTGGAGATAAACAGAGATTAATATGTCATTTATAGAAACAGAAGCATCATACAGAATAGAAATAATAAACGGTAAACCAGTAAAGGTTATTACACCAAAATCAGAAGTTACATTAACTAATATGAAAACAGGACAAGAGTATAACTCAGACGCAGAAGCTATGCAAGACGTACAAAATCCTGAAACAGAGACTGTAGCTGATGATATTAAAAGAGATGTTAAGATAACTGTAGAAGCTTTACCACTTGGAGGAGATACAAAATTATAGTATAATAGAACGATGGCCATAACAAACGCACAGCAATATCAACAACTTGTAAACAAACCAGCGAATGGTAAACGTCCAGGTTATAGAGGACCAGGTGGTTATCAAGGTGGAAGTAAAAGTAGTGGTGGAAGTAAAAGTGGTGGTGGAAATAAAAGTGGTGGTGGAAATAAAAGCGGCGGAGGCGGCGGAGGCGGCAACCAAAACACAGGAAATGATAGAGAAGATTACATATCAAATTACGTATCTAAAGGAAAAGTAAAAGGTGGTGGTAAAAAAATAACAACTGGACCTGATGTAATAACAGGTGGAGGTTATGAAGACAGAACAGTAACAGGTGATGATGTAAGAAAAGCAAAAGATAGATACGAAAAACAATTTTTTGATAGAGGTCAGGTACCACCATTAGGTAGCAGACCAACAAGTTTTACAACTAGATTAAATCAACGTAACAAACAAAAAAGATTAGATTACATAAATAAATTAATAGAAGCTAGACAAGATAAAATAAGAAAAGGTTTAATAGACTATCAAGATAAAGTAGGACAGATACAAGGTCTTACTGACTTTGATACGTTACAAGATTACATTGATCAGGTGCAAAGCGTTGATGATTTAATCGCTTCAGGTTTTTATAGTGATGATGGTAGATTTGCAAAAGGAGATATACCTGATTTTACAACAACAAAACCACCAGGAGTTTTAGGTTTACTTGCAGATAAGTTTTCAGGACCCGTAACCTCAGATAGATTAAACGAATTAATGGGAGAGATAGATACATTAAAAGGTTTACGAACAACAAGTGGTTTAGAGGGAACAAACTTTAATGAGTTAATGGAAACTTACGAACCAAATAGATTTAAATTAATGAACCCTGAAACAGGTGGAAGAGATGATGATCCAATATTACCTATCATACCAACAGATGACGACGATCAAACAACTCCAGAAAATCCAAGACAAATACTAACATCTCGTATTCTAGGATCACAGTTTGAGCCTACAATGTTTGCTGCAGACGGTGGACGTGCAGGATTTGCAGAGGGTGGTATCATGCCTAGACTGAATCAATTAAGTGGCAGTGTATCTTCTGCAGAACAAATGTTACAAGATATTAATCAAAGATTAGAATCAGCTGAATCTAGTTTAGGTTCAGGTGGTGGGGGTATGCCAAATATGAACAGAGTTCCTCAAGGAACACTATCTTTAAAACTTCCTCAAGGAAAACCTCTTGAAGATTCAATTACAAAAATATTTCCAGGTAATATGAATCCACTAAGTGATGCAGATTCATCTAAACCACTAGGTGGAACGTTTGATGGTCAACAATTTGACTCTGTTAAGAGTGCGTATGACTACGCTGTAAAAAGTGCTGGAGATCAAAGAGCATCAGGATTTATGGGTAGAATGGTTCTTCCTGGAGAAATGGGTTTTGAAAATTTTTCTGATTTGTTTAATAGGCAGAATGATCCAAATGCACAACAACCAATGGGTGTTCTTAGTGCTCAAGGAGGACTAGGAGGCGGATCACCAATACAACAAGCTGTGGCTCTTGCAAATGGCGGACGTGCAGGAATGATGGACGGTGGTATGATGGATGATACTCCTGAAGGAGGAATCATGGACCTTGAAACAGGAAGACAAATGTATTTCTTAGGTAAACTAGTTAAGAAAGCAACAAGAGCTGTTAAAAAAATTGTAAAATCACCAATAGGTAAAGCTGCATTATTATATGGAGCAGGAAGTTTGGGAGCTGGTCTGTTAGGTAAAGCTCAAGCTGGAGGAGGTTTTAGTCTTGGAAAAGGTCTTGGATCTTTTTTTGGTAAAGGTAGTTTTAATCCATTTTTAGCAAAGAGTATAGGTGGAGATACAATGTTTAGTGGTCTAGGTTCTGCGCTCAGTAAAATAGGACTAGTTGGTAAATCAGGTCTACCTACATTCAAAGGTAGTATGGCCCTTGCAGGTATATTACCATTTATTTTAAAAGGAGATGATGAGGATAAGTTTGATATTGAAGAATATTATAGAACAGGAAAAATAGCTAACGTGCCATTAAACAAAAGAATAGCAGGATCTGAATTTTATGCAGCTGATGGCGGTTTGATGAGAGCAGGCTATCAAGAGGGCGGCGATGCAGAACCAGTGGCTAAAAAGACTATGCCATTATTAGATAT